GGCCATTTCATCTACGTTACTACCAAATATAGGTTCTTTAACAACTCTATTATATTTGGCATATGGGTCAAGTTTCTCAAAAAATTGTGGGACATCAGTATTGTTAACAAAATTTGTGGATGTAGTAATAACTCTGGTGTTAACCTGTGGAATGTTAGGGTTATGCAAACCAGTATACTGGCGAATAACACCTCTACCTACATCTATAGCATCACTAGCTATATTCTTAAGCCCACTAGTAGCGCTATCCAACAAGCCACTAACTGCATGCATCGCTCCATTTATCAAACCAGATTGTGGTTGCCAATCAGGTGCTCTTTTAATATGATCAATGGGCACAGGTGGTAATGAAACAACATTATCATCGATACCAACATCCTCACCCGTAAGGCAAGCAAAACCTATTCGTAACATTATAGCAGTCATTGACAATATGCCTCCCATATAAGGTGTTAACTTCAACAACTTATAGTAGCTTTTCTTCTTTTCGTGCAATGGTTTATGATTCCATTGATCAATGTGAAATTCTCTCGCCAACCTGTCAAAATCCTCATAAGTTGGATTATACATACTCTTACCGCTTTGAGCAGACCATGTGACAAATCTTGGTGTTGGGACTGCTAAATCAAAATTCTTGAAACAGGCTTCTACTATTATACGCAAAGATGTTGATGATCCAGTTGATGGTTGTAAAGGATTTAAAACCATAAACACCAAAGTCGCGTAATTGCCATTAGTAACTGTAATATCGAGCGTATTATCATATCCTTCCGTTAACTCCATATCAGTAGTTGCTAAATCAGTATTGCAATACCAAGGAACAGGTATTGCTACAGATGTAGCTTCGTTAGCATGCAAAAAAGCATGAGGACCAGACAATATCGTATTAACTAATTTACGATTATTAGCACTGACCAGTCCTGGATAAGCAGGGAAAGGAGGTAATACTCCGACCAATACACAACCAGCATGTGTGATGGTACCAGCCATCGACACATTAAGAACTAAATCTGGTCTACCGTAAGCAGCCATTTTAAACATATTTAAAACGGAAGTGTTACTACGAGCTATATCTCCTGGTAAAAATCTTACAGAACTATTCAATAAAGTATACCTTGCAGCAGTGGATGGAAATTCTACTTGATCTACGTAAAATGGTCTTTCAATAAAAGACCTAGCATCCACTCTATAAGCTTCGGGTATATCTACAGTCATAAACATATCATTAAAAGGTGAATCTATTTTCTGTATTT